AGGAAGGCGCGCTTTGGTGGAAGGGCTCCGGACCTGAATGGTTCTGGAAGACCCCCGAAGAGATGCACCGCCTGGCTGACGCCCTTGAGAGCCGTGGCGTCGATCACATGGCCAGGGACGTTCGTCTGGCCCTGGAAGCCTACGAGGAAGAGTACGTCTGATGAAGCAATCTCCGACACTCGGCATGATCGCCCCGGCTCTGGTCAAGGCCCTGGCCGCGATCAAGGGCGCCACGAAGGACCGCCAGAACCCGCACTTCAAGAACGACTATGCCACCTTGGAGAGCGTGATTGAAGCCTCCCGCGACGCACTGGCGACAAACGACCTGTGCGCGATCCAGGGGCCTGGCGCGTTCGTGGACGGCAAGCTGACGCTCACCACGCGCCTGCTGCATTCGTCGGGCGAGTGGATCGAAAGCACGTTCCACATGCCGCTGGCCAAGACTGATCCGCAAGGGACCGGCTCGGCGCTCACCTACGCCCGCCGCTACGCCCTCATGGCGGCTCTAAACGTCAGTCCGGTGGATGACGACGCCGAAGCCGCTAGCGGGCGTCCTGAGGCTCCCCAGGCTAGCCCTGAGGCCAAACGCGCGGAACCCAAGCCGCCGACCCTCACCGAGCGCGCCGATCGGCTGCTGAACACCCTGAAGGCCGTTCAGACTCAGGCCGACCTTCGCAAGGCCTACGACCTCGGGGCCAAGCTCTGCGCCGATCTGGACGCGAAGGACCCGGAGCGCCTGGCAGAGATCAACACCCTCTACGAGACGCGCTTCGCTGACCTCGAAATGGAGAAAGCCGCATGAGTGGGGATCTGATCCAGGGTTCGGCCGAGTGGCTGGCCGCGCGCGTCGGCAAGATCACTGCCTCGCGCATGGCCGACCTCACCGCCAAGACCAAGAGCGGCTGGGGAGCGTCCCGCGCCAACTACGCCGCCGAGCTGCTGTGCGAGCGCCTGACGCGCGCCTGTGCGCCCCGGTTCGTCAACGACGCCATGCGCTGGGGAACCGATCAGGAACCGTTCGCCCGCCAAGCCTACAGCGAGCGCCATGGCGTGGACGTGTTCGAAGTCGGGTTCATCGCGCATCCGGAGATCGAGCGCGCCGGGGCAAGCCCTGACGGCTACGTCGGCGATGACGGGCTTGTCGAGTTCAAGTGCCCCAACACAGCCACGCACATCGAAACCCTGCTGCGCGGCGTCGTGCCCGACAAGTACGTGTTGCAGATGCAGTTCCAGATGGCCTGCGCCGGCCGGGACTGGTGCGACTTCGTCTCGTTCGATCCGAGGCTCCCCGAGCACATGCGGCTGTTCGTGCGGCGCATCGATCGCGACCCGTCGCTGATCCTGACGCTGGAGCATGAGACCGCGGCATTCGATGCCGAGATCGAAGCGCAGATCGCGGCGCTCTCGGCAAGGTATCGGGTGGCGGCATGAGCCTGATATCCGATCACCAGATGGAGCACGCCCTGAAGTGCCTCCAGGACTGGAACGCCGCGAAGGCCAGGGCCGCTGCTGAGTACCTGGACGACTACACGAAGGTGCTCATCGCCGAGCTAGGCGACCAGGCCAACGAAGCGAAGTCGCAGGCCGCGAAGGAGGACTTCGCCCGCAAGCATCCCGACTTCAAGACGCACATTCAGCAGAAGCGCGAGGCGAAGGAGCTCGACTACATGCACCGCCAGCGCCTCGCGGCGTCTCAGGCGATCATCGATCTCTACCGCACGCAATCGGCCAATGAGCGCCGACTGGATCGTGTCGGATGATCGGCGTCACCTTTTCAGAAGGCGGCAGAGAGGCGGGGGGTAAGTCCCCCGTTGCTGCATGAGCGGGGGAAGTAGAGATGTCAGAAGGTAATGGTTCAGACGTAGCGTCCGATAGACCCGTCGTGGACGACAGCTTCGCGTCGCCATCCCCGGAAGAGGCTATTTCGGAAGAGGCGCTGGCCGTCATCGAAAAGCGCGTGGCTGGATACGTGCGCGAAGCGGCGGACAACTTCTATGAGCGCGTTCTGGAGGGGGTGCAAGAATATCTCACGGAGAACGTCCGCTTCAATGCCGCCCAGCGCATCCGAACTGCTGAAACCCAAGTCACTTACTACCGCACGCGTTGGCCTCATTTGGTGCAAGCGCTCCGCATCGCGAACGACGCGCTCATGACTGGAAAGTCAGAACATCGAGAACTGGCCCTCAGGCGACTAAAGACGGCGCTCGATCTGAGTAGACATCGCATCTTCGGGGATGGCGCGTCTTCCGCGTCCACCGCGGAACCTGCTGAGGTGCAGCAAAGCGGCGGGACGCACCAATAATGTCCCACACCCGCCTCACCGACGCCGAAATCCGCCAATGGGCGCGCACCCGTCCTCCGGCGATCCCTCAGACGATGTGGGAGATCGGCTACCGCGACCAGCTTGCCCGGGCCAGCACCGAGGAGCTTCGCGAGACGATCTCCAACGGCTGGACATCCAGGAGCCACGCCATCCTTGCCGCATGGGCGAGCGAGGAACTTAAGAGCCGTCGCAAGGCGCAGACAGAGGAAGCCGCGTGATGTCGCGCTTTACCAAGCCAGTGTTTGGCAACGTCGGCCGTCTCGGCTCACCGATCAACCGCGTCCGCAACCTCCAGCGCCGCCTCAACAAGCAAGCCAGAGAACGCGCCGATTTATCAGAAGACGACACCGAGAAGGCTTTCGGGCCGGCGGGTCGTGACAAGAGGGACGCAGCATGAGCGATCACGAGCCCAAGAGTGGCAAGCACAACATCGCCCGAACCTACCGGATGCGCGCCCGGTCCGTGGCCGATCTTCAGCGGATTGTCGAGAGCGGTTCGCTGTCGGCCGCTGCCGCCATGTACGAACTGGAGCGTCGCGCCCGATGATCTCCGACCACACCCTAGCTTCCGTCGCCGCCATCAATGACGCCGGACTCTCCGACGCCGCCTTCATCGCCCTTGCCGCGATCGGCTCCGCAGGCCCGCAGGCCTCAACCTACGCCGGCAAAGCCATGAACGCCGAGCAAGGCTCACGGGAAGAGGCAATCCACGCGCTTCGCCTGACGATCGGCCAGCTTCGGGTCCTGAACCGCTCCTACGTCACCCTGGAAGCCGAGATGTCCCGGCTGCTGTCGGAGCAACCTCTTGAGTGGGCGCTGCAGGCGTCTCTGGAGCAGATCGGATGAGCCACCCCGTCAGCCTCTTCCCCGCGATCCGCCGGCCGGACAACGGAACGTCGTTTCCGCCTGCCTCGATCAAGTCCCTGCACGCCCACACCGAAGGGCTGGCCAATGCCGCTGCGCGCACCGCCCTGGATGCGCTTCAGGAAGGCGCTAAGCAAGCCCTGGAAGTCACCTCCGACCCATCCGGCCAGTACCTCGACCCACGGGTGAAGGACGCCCTCAAGCGCCTCGGAGAACTCGTCACGCAACAGTCCGAGATCATTCGGAGGCTGCTGTGATCGAGGCCGCCGCCAAATTCGAGGAAGGCGCGCTTTGGTGGAAGGGCTCCGGACCTGAATGGTTCTGGAAGACCCCCGAAGAGATGCACCGCCTGGCTGACGCCCTTGAGAGCCGTGGCGTCGATCACATGGCCAGGGACGTTCGTCT